CAAGCTTTACAATACGGATCATCTCTTATTCAGGTAGAAAAAGGGTATAAACGAATAGCTCCAGCTATTATGCAATCGGGAGGTTCGATGCAGGATGTATCAGAGTCGATGGCAAGCCTCTCTGCTCGTGTGACAACTCTTGGTTTGAACAGTGAACAATCAGGACGATATATCGAAGCGTTCGCTCAGGTTATGGGAAAAGGCAAGCTTCAAGGAGAAGAATTAAATCAACAGTTCTCTGAACTTGATGGTGCATTGCGTGGTCAGCTTAAATCATATGTTAAAGCAAAATACGGCATAACTGACTTTGAAGAAGCCATGAGAAAGGGCGAGGTTACTTCTGGAATGTTTAGAGAAGCATTTAATGCTTCTGCTGAAGACATGAGGAATAATCTTGGAGGTGCTACAGGCGAAGTCCAATCAAGAATAGGTGAACTGAATGTAGCTCAGATTGAGAATATAGGAAATAGTCTTAATACTATAACAATGGAAAGTCTAGTAGAGACTCTTGCTCCTATCGGAAAGCAAATGCAATCCGTAATTCTTATGTTTCAGCAATTTTTTGCTAATATTGCTACTTCGATGCCCGCGACTCAAGAATATGTCAAAGGCTTGCTTACAGTGATTGGAGCTCTTATTCAGGTTACGGTTGTAGGATTACTTGGTGCTTTAAAAGCTGTGTTTGTTGCGTTTGAATTTGTAAACTGGATCACATTTGAATTGCTTAAAGGTATTGCACGTCTGATTGAAATGATCCCTGGGCTAGGTGGAATGTTCGCCAAAATAGGCGATATTTTCCTGGGGGCTGGGAAAGCGCTCGCAACGTTTACTGATAGCTGGATGAAAGTAGGCGACTCAGCTAAATCAACAGAGCAAGAATTAAGTTCCCTTGATGGTCGCATCGAAATATTAAGGAATAAAATAGAAGAAGGTACAGGAGATACTGAAGAACTTCGCAAAAAACTTGAAGAATTACAAGATCAAGCGCAACAAGAGCTAGATACCCAAGCACTCGATAATTATAAGGAGAAAATCAAGGAATTAAAAGAACAAATAAACGAGGCACAGATAGTCGAGACGGACAAAAAAAGCCTTTGGGACGAAGAAAACCAAAAATTAAGCGTACTGAAAGGATCAGTCAAGGCTTATTATGAGGGGGTGAAACAAGCTCATGCTGAACGCACTCAAAGAGTTAAGGACTTTTATGACAGCGAGTTATCTCGACTTGCTCGCAATAAAGAGGCTATGAAGGAAAGTCATCGTTCAGCGATGGAAGATTTGAAGGCAAGAAATCAAGCATCAATAAACGCTCTTGAGAAGGAGATTCAGGCTCTTCAAGCTAGAACTCCAGCTGAAGAAAAGCTGCAGGTTTTGAGAAAGCAGGAAATTTTAGATAAACTAAAATCTACAGACCTTAGCGAAAAAGAAAAGCTTGAATTGCAGGCTCAGCTGGAAAGAATGCAGCGCCAGAAGGAAATAGAAGAAAAACAACTTAAACTAAAAGCTGAAAAAGAAAACGCAGCAAAAGCCGAAGCACAGCTGGCTAAACAACAAAGAGCCGAAGCAAAACAAGCGGCTGAGGAAGAGAAGCAAATGCGAGAGCAAAAGAAAGAAGCATTGAAGGAGCTAAAAAGGATAGGCAAGGATATAGATGAGCAACAAAAGAATACTACTAGTCTTTTCGAAAATCAGAAAGAAGTTATTGATCTTACTGGCAAGACCTTTGCAGAAATTAACGATTTAGTAAGTAGACAGGCTGACTTAGCGTACGAAGCTGCAGATGGGTATGAAGCGGCAAAAACAAATGTTAGTCAATTAAAGACTCAACTGAAGCAAGCCCAGGCAGAGGCGGCTCGTCTTGGGCGACAACTTAGATCGAACAATGCAGCTACACCCCCGACTACTCCTCCCAACGCTTTTACGGGCGGGTCAGTTAAAGGTGGGGCTAGTAGGACAGTCAACGAATTCGGGAGAGAAGGTTTCCTTAGTCTTTCTGGTCGATTGTCCGAAATCAATGCTCCTGCCTGGGGGTCCTGGAAGGCTCCTAGCTCTGGTACTATCATCCCCGCTCATGTCTGGGCACAAGTAAAGGCTCAAGGGCTTACAGGAGGTCCTACGAGGACGCCTACAGCTGTCGGTGCTACTGGTAATATGATGGCGCGAGTCTCAGCTCTTGGAAAAACGGGTAGTAGCGATATCGTTACTAATAATGTTACGATTCAAAGTGAGGATGTAGATCGCACTATGCATCAGTCGCTGATCAGTTTGCGTCGCACAAAACGTGCTCGGTATTATTGACAATAGGACTATTGTTATTGTTAAGCTGTGTTTGTTTTTGGTGATCCGAAAGAAGTGGCTCAACTCTTGCTTTCAGAAGTAGCAAGTTATTCTGGTCCTGGACTCCCTGAGACCTCGACGGAAGAGTGGGACTATGACGAGACGCGTCGTCAGATGATATATGCATCGGCTGCCTTGCGTCGAGCAGCCTCCAATCAGCTGGAACCAAAGGTAATAGAAGCCGTATGTGACCTTTACGAAGAAGCCTTGTATAAATTTTGCCTTTTGGATGATGTGGTATGGCGAGCCATGAAAATGAAAGAGCACTCCTATCCTTGGCATGATCAAGCGGCTGAATACCGTCAGTATACTATTGTTTCAAGG